AATTAAAACATCATATACATATCTACCTTCTGGTATATTTCTAGTAGCAGTAGAACCTAGTGATAATCTAAACTCACCACCTTTAGCACTGGTAAATCCAACTTCAAATGTTTTTATTGCATGAGCAGAAGAACCAATAGCAACACTCTTAGCAAGTTGAGCAGAACCAGTATATCCAGTAAAGTCAAAGGCAGTGCCAGATGTACCAACTACAGTATAGTCAGCATCTAAATCTGCTCCAGTGTTAAGGGTGAGATTTACACCATATGCAACACCAGAACTAGGATCAAATGTAAGAGTGTTTTTAGCCATTAGATAGTGCTTTTAGTAAAGTTTTGATTTCATTAATATCATCCTTTAAAGATTTCAAATCATTCTCCATATTATCTATTCTATTTGTTCCTTGCTTTCTCTTAGCACGTAGTGAAATATAATTATTATATTCACTAGAACTAGTATTTACAATAGCATTACTATTGTCATCACGTATGAGATTGTTGTGTCCTTCTACTTTCATATTATGCAAGTGCAATGACTCTTAGATTTTTCACTCTAGGTGGTTGTGCCTGATTAGTACCAGTTCCTACCAATTTAATACTATAGTATCTAAAGGTTGGAAGATCATCAATAGTAAATTCATAATCATTCCATATTACCTGATTTGATGTGTATGCTATAACATCAGTCTTAGCAGTTAAAGAATCAGGAAGTCCACTATTTTTTGAAGGATCTATGATTTGTCCACTAGTTAATAAGTTATCATAACCAGGGAATGGTTGATAAATTAATTCATCATTTGGATTTTCTGAAATAGCATAGAATGCTCTAAGGTCACTGGTCAAATTAATATGACCCTCTAAATGAATCTTAATTCCAGTTGCTCCAGATTTTAAAGTAACTGGTTTAGATGCATATACAAATGCATTAGGATCATCCTTCAATGTTTTAACTCTATTATCTGTAATGTAATTAGTAACTGGATTATTAATCCTATTGGAAGTTAAAATAACACCAATTCTATCTAAGTCTACTACAGGAGAAAGTGTTGCATCTGCACCATAGAATGATAAATTCATTGTAAATGATTTATTATCAGGAAGAGTAGTTAATGATGTTGTTTCATTAATTCTAGATGCTACCATTCTAGGAGTAGACATATAGTTGTCTCCCTCTAAAGTAATATCTTCAAATCCTTTATCTTGGAATGGAGATTCAGATCCATCAATACTAGATGAAGTAACAGTTCTAATCTGAGCAGATAAAGCAGTTCCTGTTGGTGTTACATTTTGAACTATGGGAGTTACAATTTCAAATGGTATGTTTTCAGTAGAAAGTATTTGAGAACCACCAGCAGATTTTGTTTGATTGAAATGTAATTTTGGAAGACTAGTTCCTACAGATCTATCTACACCATTAGTAGACATGTCCACTTTAATATTAAAGAAATCCAGTCCTTGAGGATTAGATACAGTAGCATCTGCTAAATTGTGATTTGTATTAATTCTTCTTAGAGAAACTCCGTTCAATTCATACTTATTAACTTGATCTAGAGTGCTGTGTGATAATGTTTTAGTAGAATCAACTCCTCTAGTCACACCTGTTAATGTATTATTAGATACTCCACCATAAGAAAGTATCTCACTTCCTATCTTAACATATCCTAAGTTAGTTGAACCAACACCTACATTTTCAAACTCAGCAAAATCAGTTCCATCATCTACACTTATAGATCCTGTAGATGTAGAATCATAATCTGCAGATAGCACAGTAGGTTGAACATCAGATCCAACATCAGCGAATGTTACTGTATTCTGAGTAGAATACATTCCATTATTTTTTTGATTAACCTTAATATGAAGTCCATCACTCACTGTTACAGGAGAACCTGATAATCTTACATTTCCTCCAGCATTGTAGTTTAGAACTGTGACACCAGCACCTGTTACATAATTGATAGTGTTAGTAGCACCAACTACAAAATCACCTTGAACATTATCAAGAACAAATTCATTAGTTCCAGTAAGTGAAGCAATAGAGAACTTAATATCTTTTCCTAGAGAAGTTAATCCTACAGTGGCAACACCAACTACATCACCAATTGTATAACCACTACCACCACTCACAACAGTTGCAGCAATAGCAACTCCATTTGTAATAGTAAGATTTAAAGTTCCATTTCTTCCACTTCCAGTTTGAGTAACCATAGGAACATGGTTATAAGTTTCACTACCAGAGGAAGGAGTATAACCAACACCAGGATTGGTAATTGTCAAATTGCCAGTTGCTGTTCCTGCAGCACCTACATATCTTCCTGTGGCATTGCTACCAGTTTGTTGAACTATATTCCCAACAGTAATTGCAGTATCAGATATAGTAGTGTTAAATCCAATCCTTATCTTATTTGAATTAATTTCAAATGAGTCCTTAAGTAAAGGTGGAATATCATCTGAGTATGTAAGTAAAGGTGGATTTGTGAAATTAATGTTTCCACTTCTCTCACTAAATCTTGCTCTATAAAGAGTAAACTTAAGATCTTCATATTGGCTTGCATTCCAAGTCTCACCATTTTGAGATTTGAATAAAGAACCTAAAGTAGGTTGTTGACTGACAACTATCTGTTCAGCTTCTGGTCTATCTTTAGTCCTAACATCAGTCTCACCCATTCTAGAAATCCAAGCAGTATATTCATTACTTGTAGATAATAAAACTATTGCATATGATTTTCCGCCAGGTAAGTATACTGGTGATGGGAATGTAACTGTAGTTTTAACAGATGCATCATCAGAAATATTAATATCTTCAGGATCTAATACTACTTCTCCAAATGGAATAATTTCTGTAGTAGGAACTCCTAGAGACATTGTTCTTAACTGAACACTACATGGTAAGAACTGATCTTTAGATCCAAAATAAAGATCTACTTTAGTGACATATATTGAACCACCTACAAAGAATGACTGAGCAAGAGGATCTCTAACTCCCCAACCGCAATCTTTTTTTAGTTGAGCATATCCACCTTTATCCTCAATACCAGTTTCAGCAGCAATTGCAGCAAAATTAGCTTCAACTGCTGCCATATTAGCAGCATCTGCTTCAAAAGCTTCTACAGCACCAGCAGTATTTGCAAATACAAGGTGCTCTGTCATTCTTGCTTCAATATCTGTAGAACTAGCATCAGCACCCAATTCTTTAGCAATAGATGCAGTCCAATACTTAACATCACCTTCACTAGGAGTTGTTTGTGTAGTTCCTGCATTATTAGCTATAAATTTTGCATAAGCAGTTCCTATAGGATCATTGACTTGAACAGCTGCTACCTGATTCTGATCATTAGTAATAGGAATGATACCAGTATTATATGAAGTTTGTGTAACTCCATTATAAGTCTTACTTAACTTACCTATAAAATCTTCATTTGCTCCAAAAGCTGCAGTCTCTTCTTTAGTATCCAATTCTTCAACTACATCAACCCATGTTACTTCTGTATCAGTCCCACCATCTCCAGATGGTGTTGAGCTTATTGTAACAACATCATCTATTGTAGTAATAGGTCCTGATATAGACTTATTTTCTACTTTTGTTAGAACATCTGTTGAAATATTCTTTACACTAATAATAGTAGCTTGAAGAGTATTAATAGATCCAGATGATTCAAATACTTTTGATACATCAGTGCTGACATTATTTCCATTTTGACTATTAACATTACTACTAGTAAGTCTAAAGACTTTTTTACCACTCTCAAATTTTGGATTAGTTATTATATTAGGATTAGGAATAAAGAATGATCCAATTACACTACCTACACTATCACTTCTAAGTTTTACATTAGAAATTGTAGCTTGAGCACTTGAAGTTTCTCCTACTAATTTAAGATCTTTTTCTACATATCCAAAATAAGTATTATCTGCCTTTTCTGCCAAAGATTCTAAATCTATATTAAGAATAGTAGATGTTGAAGAATATAATTCTGGTATATTAGTAAGGTCTGCAGAAGCAGCACCAGAACTTGTAGTGGAAGAAGATGGAACAATACTATCAACTAGGACAGCACCTAAAGTTGTAGCATTTCCTCCTGAATATAAAGGAGTAAATTGATAATATGGGTTAAAATTATAAGTTTCAATAGGAGCATCAAAAGGTCCGCGTTTGTGATTTGATTGTGCTACTTTAAATCTAATTAATTCCTTTCCATTAGCAGTAGTTCCTATAACAGTTTCTCCTACTTGGAAAGTTCCAGTAGTCATTGAAATCTCAAGTAGTTTTGGTATAATAAACTTTGCAACATCCTGTCCATCAAAGAATGCATAAAGACTAGTTGATGGTTTTAAAGTTCTAGCATCAAATTTAATATTCCTAGACCTCATATTAGAGGATATTTGGGTATTAATTACCTTAGGTCCTTCATTAATAGTACTAAATGTTTCTCTAATTAAACTCTTACTTGCTGTTCTACTAGAAGTGCCAGTTTGCTGTCCATTTACTGTTGTTGTTTGTATTAATTCATCATGAACCCAATCTGTGGTGACATCTGTCCAATTTTCAGTATGTCCAGACCAACTATCATTCCATCTACCCCAACTAACTGGACCATATCCTGTTCTGGAATCAAATTCAGAAGCACTTAACTGCTGAGAACTACTAGTATAAGTAACTAAATCCTCAGTTTTAGCCTCTAGAATTACTTCATCTATCCATATGTCAGAATCAGGAACTAAATCTATAGTTCCTCCAAAATAACTAACCAAATATGGTGTAATATTTTCTACTCTAGTAGCAAAAGGTTGATTTGCATGAACCACATCATCATAATCAAGAGTTAATAATCTTCCAGTTTTTCTGATTCCATTAGCACTATTTAAATCTAACTTAAGATCCAATTCTGTAGTATATGGAGCTGGGCGAAGTTCTCCATTATGATAATCAATAGAATTTTTTACTATAGTTGTTTTAAGTTGATTTTCAGTATTAGAAAAATCATCTACAAAAAATCCTGATTTAAATCTATTCAATCCATCAGTATCAGTAATTTGCATATTCAAAGTATCACTTTCTAGTAAAGTAAGTGATGTATAAAATTCTAAATTCTCAATTCTTCTCTCAAGTTTATTGATATCACTCATCTGATATCTTTTATAATTTGCAAGAGTTATGCTTGCGTTATTAACATTAAACAAATATGCAGGTAATTTGATTGATGCTACTTCCAGTGCTCCATCTATGGGAACTGGAAATTCTGGAGTCTCAGCAGGAGTTCCTTTTATTAATTGAAACTTTCCAGACTTAGATAGATAAATTTTATCACATCTAGGAAGATAGAAAGAATAATCTAATAGAATAGATCTGTCAGATGCTAAAATATTTTGAGCAGAATTGCCAGATGCAGTAAAAGATCTGCCTAAAAATTCAAAAGGAGATCTAGCAGTTCCTGAAAAATCAGAAACTCTAGGTCTTATGTCAATAAGATCATTTACTCTACAATCATTAATAACATGTAAATCATCATAGTCAAAATTATCATAAGAATTTACAGTTGTAATATCTCCAGTATCAGATGCTGCAAAATATGCAGATTCAAATATAATACTCAATCTCTTGGATGGTGCATCATAACCTGGTTTTCTCACCACTCTACTATAATCATATATGGTGCTTCTTTGTCCATCATCATAAGTAAATTCATCAGTTATGTTATTAGAACCTAAAGCAAGAGCACCAACTGTTGCAGTAATTCCTGATTCTTGGAAAGTTACTATTTCACCAACTTGAAGATCAAAATCATTTAATAAAGTATAATCAATAGCAGAATCAGTATTTTTGCTAACATATACTCCAGTTGATTTGCTAGTATCACCAACAAACATTTCTCCAATTAATAGGTCTCCAGTTTTAGCTGTTGAACTATTAATAGAAGTTAAAGTTAGTACTGGTAAAGATGCATTATTAGCATTAGATGATTCATATACACCATAAACTTTAGTTACATCAGGAACATTTAATGATATCTCACTATCTTGAACTCTAGTTCCAAAAATTGTATTGTATGTTAAACCATCATTTAATGTGGTAGTTCCTATTCCAGATGTTGAACTTGCTGATCCAACTATATTAAGTACATTAATTTTTTGCTTTTCTTTAATTTTTGAAGTTACATTTATTTTACGTAATGTTGCTATCAATTTAGCTGGACTATCAGTTCCTAATCCATTTATAGTTACTTGAGTAGATCCTGTATTAAAATTAAACTTATCTGCTGATAATGACTCTGTGGTTCCATCAGTTCTTATCAAAGTATAATTCTCTTCATCATATGATAAAAAAGTTTCATTAGCATTTCCGCTACTAATAGCACCAGTGGAATTACCACTAATAGTAACATCAAATTGTTTTTTAATTGTAATATGAGAATTTGTTAAATCTACAGTAGAAACATTTTTCTTAGGAAGATGTGTATATAGATTATTGTCAGTAGAAGATTGGAATTGAGAAGTTAATATCTTAAAGTTAGATGGATTAATTTCTCCAGAAAGAGCATCACCAGCTATTATAGTAGGCAATCCACCCTCACAAACACCAGCAACAGTAGTAACTCCAGATATAGTTAAAGAATTTTGAGAAACACTTTCAATTCTTGCGTAGGAAACAGTGGTTTTTCCTGGATTGCTATACTCTACAATATTTCCAACTGTAGCTATTCCAATGAAAAATTTACTAGGATCAGTATTTGTAACTGTAGAAATTCCTAAAGATGCTCCTGAAGTAGTTGCTGCACTAATATTAACTTCTCCAAGATTAGCAAATAAACTTTGTTTTACATCAGCATTAAAAGTACTTGCTGTACTTACAGTTCCATTAATAGATTTAATATCACTTGTAGTATAAGATGTGGATGCTGCTGAAATATTTCCACTCTCAACTCCATTAAAGATTAGTTGCTCACCAGTAATAAAAGTTCCTTTAGTATTATATGCAGTAATAGCAGTACCAACAGAATTATATCTTAAATATCCTACAGCACCACTAGATTTTCCTTTAATATGAGTTGGAACAACTAAAGCATTTGTTGGATTAGTATTTAAAGTTATATTTGTGTATGTTTGAATATCATATAAAGCAATATCCCATTCATTCTCAGTTGGAACTGAATTATTATAAGATCCAGATTCTAGTGCAAAATCATATACACGTGCCAATCCTATCTCTTTTCCAGCAGCAGTTGTACCTGCAGCACCAACCCTTTGATCTCTTAAGCTTACTGTATAATCAGTTCCTATTCCTATGATAGGAGAACCACTAACTCTATTTAAAGTAAATGTAGGACCAGTAACATAATTAATACTTTGATTTTCTAAAAGTTTTGTAGTTCTTGGTTTTTCAAAATCTAGAAATGTAGGAACAACAGTTTCTACTTCAAATCCTTCGACGTATGCCTTCCCTGGTGATAACTTATATGATCCCAAATCTTTACTGGGAGTATTGTTATTATAAGTTATTTGGTTTGAATTAAATATTCCATTATTACCTTCAAAATCATTTAAAGTATTTTTGGTAGTAAGAGAGAATGGTCTAATATAATAGTTACCAGACTCATCAAAGGTTCTTTTTGCTAATTCATTTCCCAATTCATTATAATCATTTTCTTGACGTACATATATTAAATTACCCCCTCTAATTTCCATTAATTGTATGAAATTAGATGGTTCAGTTTCTTCAGGAGAAATTGCTGTCAATAAGGCAGATATACTTAATCTATCAGCTCCTGGTGCTGTGTAATTACTATATCCAGCAGCATTATCTGTTAAATTTTCATCTAAATCAGAAGTGACAACAGACTCCTGAATACGCAACCCAACTTTAAAATCTACATTACTACGATAAGGATCTAATATAAGAGTTTGAGATTTTACTTCTACAAAATATCCTCTTAGAAAATATATTCCTTCAGTTAAAACTGCAGCAGATCCAACAAAAGAACATGCTCCAGTAACTAATTGAGCAACAGGTTCTCCTGGTTGAAATACTAAACCACTTCTAGTTGTTACTACATTATTATCTAATAATAAACTTTCTCCTGAAGAAAATACTTCATTACCTTCTCCACCAGTATTTAAATATGTAAGAAATAGAACGTACCAATTACCACCAGTTGGTTTTCCAATATATGACTTTATTTTTGCCTTTACACCAGATATACTACCTACTACTACTTGATCTAATAAATTATCTAGATATGAATTAACATCTACACCTTCATTAGATATTTGAATTCTAATAGAATTATATCCTCCATTATACCTAACTCCACCTCCAGTTACAGAAGCTCCATCTTTAAAAACATGTTGTCCAAATTTTTCAATCTGATTCTGAAGAATAGATTGAATACCAGTTAGTTCACGTGCTTGAACTGGTAATCCTGGTTTAAATAATATTTTGCAATAAGTGTCTTTTGCATCAAAATCGTCAAAATAAGGAGCGACGTTTAGATTGGTTTCCTGTGGCATGATTCTTTAGAATTGCAAAATGACTTTGATATCTTCTCTTTGATTAGCAGACCTAGTAATAGAAGGTCTATTATCAACATAAATTATATTTCCAGAGTATTTCTTAACTTCAGGATTTGAAATTCCTTTTATGAAACTCTGACCAAGGTAATATGTTCTATTATTTATTATGGTACTTATACCAGGACTTCCAGATGTACCAAAGTTGGTATCTATTCCTAGAGTGCCTTCATTACTAGCAATATTTACATTTCCTCCAGTTGTAGGATTTGCTGTAAATGAGTGTAATGAGAATCCATATGTTGGATCTGTTTTTAAAGATCCATCACTATTAAATCCAACTAAACTCTTATCTTGCCAATATTTCAAAACACCTGTTGTTTGATCATAAGAAACAACTCTACCTACAGCAGTAGATCCTACACCAACAGTTTGAGTAAATTGTCCATCCAAATTAAAGGTAGCAGTGGTATAACCTGCACCAATAAGTTTCAGAGCATAAAGTGAACTAGCTTTAGATAAAGTTAAATTAGCAGTTGAATCATATGCTTGAGGATTTTCTACAATTCCAATTCTAGCAATCTGGTTGCCTGTTATAAAATCTGGATTTTCTGTATCATTTTCAATTTTAGAATAAACTAAAACATTATTAGATCCCAACTCCCTATAGATATCTGCACCATGTCCACCTTGAGGTGGTATAATAACATTAAAGACTGGTAATGTTGTACCAGTAGGAACACCTCCAGCCACTAAATCAACAGTACCATAAGTATATCCAGATCCACCTTTTGCAATATTAATAGATTCTACTTTAGCATCATTATTAATAACAATAGTTGCTTCTGCACCAGAACCATCTCCACTAATAGGAACACCAGTGTAGGTTCTATTTGCAGTTCCTATACCAGCTCCTCTACCAACAATAGTAGCAATTTTTAATTGTCCACTACTAGATGCATTATCTCTTACAGCAGAATTATCTGTGCTAGTATACCAGTCATTGGGAACAGGCATAAAGTTAGTAGAATCAAACTTAGATATATCACCTGGTTTAATGGTATAAAGATATTTCCATAAGTAACCATCTCCACTATCACCTGCTGCTTTAGGTTCAAGATCTGTAAATGTAGGTTGGTCTAGTGATGGTCTTCCTGTAGTATTTTCTGGATCTGTTCCATTCTGCAAACAAATATAAACTTTAAAATCTTCATTTACAACAAAATATTTTGAGGAATATAGGTTAGTTGCTCCAGAAGGTTGTGCAGTATTTGATCTACTA